TAATATTGGGTTGGGAGTCCCATTTATGGTACCCCAAAAATAATTTTGACTCGACGAACACGCGGCCAGGCATATCACAAGTCAAGAAAAATAAAATACAATCGCGTCGCACTCGCTCCGCTCGTGCTCCTGCGCTCACTTCGTTCGCGCTCCTGCTCGCTCGCTCCGCTCGCTCGCCCTGCCGCACGGGTCGGCCCGTTGCCCTGCCATTCCCTGCCATTCCCTGCCCTGCCCTGCCCTGTCCTGCCGTGCCGTTACGATTCAACACTTACTTTACAGTACCATAAATGGTACTATGAAAACCTCAAAATAATTTGCAAAAATTTCTTGACATTTACCGTGCATTGTGGTACAATGTAGACAGTTAAAGAAACGCACAAAACAGAAAGGATTGAAACGGAATGAAAAGTTATAAGTTGCTATTTGTATACGGCTATAACCCTTATGTAATTAACATTAGAAAACCTTATGTAATTACAACTAGAGAAGATAGCCTTGCAAGTGCGATTAAAAGAGAATTGAAAACTGGTGCTCTTTTGTGCTATATTAAAGAGGTAATATATGAATAATGAAGAAAGGGCCACTATGGCCGGTATAGTGGCAGTGACTAAGTATTTGGTTGATATATGGCGCGGCAGTAAATGCCCGGATTCGCATGAATGCAAAAAGTGCAAATATAATGAACTTTGCGCAAAACTTGATGAATTAGCAAAGGTGGTAGACAAATGATTATATACAACGCATGGCATTTATTAAGCCGCTTTAATAACCTCTATGCAGTGTCAACAAAAGATAATGTAGCAAGGTTAATAAGCCAGAAAAATATTAACTATTATGGCCGCAAGACAGTAACATTCATGTGCATAAAGGATGGTGCGCTTCATTGCTATTACTAATTATTGCCGTTTTTGCTATTATTGCTTTAATTATAAGTGATGATATTACAAGGTTTGTAAGGTTCAATGAATATGTACTATATGCTGTGGTAATTTTCTTATCGTTTTTATATCTTTATATTTCTTGCTGGAGGTTTTGTCATGATTAAGTATTGCAGGATATGCGGCCTACCTTTTGAGCCATTAAAAGTTAATCAGTTATATTGTGATTATTGCCGGATATGGTTACGCAATTCTTCAAAGAACCACACAGAAGCGGCTATTGAAGAAATTAACCGTAAAGCAAGCGCGTTAGGGCTAAGTTATGGCCAAATGGTGCAGAGGTATAAATTATAAATTAGAAGAAAATGCACGTGTATTTATTGACAATAGCAAAATAGCATGATATAATATAAGTATAGAGGGCACGACAGCAAATGAATCGCGCGTTGATAGGAACTACTCTTTAATTAGAGCTATCGCGCATGAGTTAGTTACTCCCGTTCGGTTGTTGCGTGTACCTCTATTTGTTTTATGGGGTGCAAAATGGATAAGAACAAAGAGTTGACAGAAAATCTTTATAATGCTTGTAAAAATTGGTTAGAAAATTTTGAGTGCCCATTAGATGAATGGAGGAAAACTTGTCAACAAATGCCTTGCTATTTTCTTTGTAGGCATCTACAATTAACAAAAGAAAGTGCGAAAATTTATTTAGAAAGTAGGCGATTTTAAAATGGCATGGTTTGACCCAACAGACATTTTAAACAAACAACGATTATTTAATTTTGTAACAGGCCCAAAAGGTGACGGAAAAACGACAGGTTGCCGTAACTATGGTTTAAATCTATTTTTGAAAGATAATACGTCCGAATTTTGCGTTATTCGTCGAACCAAAACAGAAACGCAAAAAGCCTATAAAAAGTATTTTGATGATATTAACACAAAGTTTAATTATAATCTTGATATAAAATACTGTTCAAATATGGCAGGTATTGAAACAGACAACGGCTTTAAGCCTATTTGTCATTTTTTCAGTTTGTCAACAGATGCAGGGATACAGGGTGTGAACCTGCCAAATTTGCGCTATATGATTTTTGAAGAAATATTTCTTGACCCGCGCAAAGGTAAACGCTATTTGAAAAATGAGCCGGAGGAATTTGCCCGTCTATATGACACGTTAGCGCGTCCGTCTGACCCAAATAGAAAACGTGTCCCTGTAATTTTTATAGGTAACTCTTTTGCAAGTAGTAACCCTTATTATAATTTTTTCCATGTGCAATTAAATAGTAAAGGTGAATTCAAAAATAAAAATATTTATGCTTTGCACATTAACGACGCGGAATTTACCGCACATGCAAAATCAACCGAATTTGGCCAAATTATGGCTAATAGTGCTTACGCAAAGCATGCATTTGAAAATGATTTTTTACTAGATAACTTTGACTTTGTTGTAAAAGACTTTCCTAAAGGCGATTTAATCTATACATTTGTTTACGATGATAAGACTTACGGAGTATGGGTAAATTTCAAAAGCGGCTGTTTATTTGTTAGTACAAAGTATAACCCGAATTGCCCATGCAGTTACACGTTTACCACGGAGAACATGAAACCCAATCTATTAACGGGCAAAATGTTCTGCCGTGGCTATCATGGTGAATTAACTAAATTTGCGTATAACACAGGTTGCCTATTTTATGAAAGTCTAGCGATAAAAGACATGTTTTATGACATTGCAAGAATTTGTAATTTTTAGCAAATAATTTTGAAAAACCTATTGACATTCTACCTTATTTATATTATAATATATACAGAGGTTGAGAAAAACCTTAAATACAAACGAAAGGGGGGCATTAACCATGAAGTTTAAGAAAATCTGCACCAAGGTGGAATTTTTGGAAAAACAAGAAGCTGGAAACTGGATTGAAAGTACAGACATTATTGCCGGGCGAATTGCTAAAAGCAAATTGACCGGATATGGCGTTATTCAGTCCGTAAGCTATCCTAAATGTGATGTTGAAATTCCCGATGCAATCGTAAATCAGTACGCAAACATTACCGAAATTAGCCACTGAAGAAAGGAAGAACTAACTATGTTTAATCAGAATCTTGTCCCCAAAGAAACGCCCGCGACTATGATGGAAAGTAGCATTTTCGGCGGTTGCTATTGCAGTCTCCCCATGAATACTGACGAGGAAAAGAAGAAAATTTTTAATGCCACTAACCGCGCTGATGCGTCGTTGCGCGAATGTATCAATATGCCGATTGAAATGACGGGCCTTTATATTGAGCCTGTCGAATTTGAAGTAAAGGACGACGACGGTAGACCCATTGAGGGCAAGACACAGCTGTCCCCGCGTATGATTATCTTTGATAAGGATGGCAAGAGTTACGGGTGTTGCTCTATGGGTGCGTACAATAGTATTAAACGCATTGTTAGTATGTACGGTTTGCCCGATACGTGGGATAAACCTATTACCATTGTCCCTGGTCTTGTTACTAACGGTAAGAATCAGGTGTTGACAATTACTATTGCATAAAGCAATATGAATAGAAAGGGCGGTAAACTTGTAATGAATGCGGCAAGTTTACCGCCCTTATTTTATTGGGGGTGCTATAATGGCGCGTAAATTTAGTAAACTATCTGAAAAGGAATTGTCTATTGCAGTAAGCAGATATAACCAGATGCGAACGCGCTATATAAAATCGGGTGGTAAAACAGTCGCGCCAAAAATAACCACGCAAGAATTAAAAGCTCAAAGCGAAAATACGGCTCAGTTAAGACAGCAAATTAAACGGCTGAATGATTACAAGAAAATTGCAGATTTTGAAAGTGCAAAAGTTAAGGGTTTTAGGTTTGTCACAACAAAAGGCGAACGGCGCACCATTAGCAGACTGGACAGAGCAGCTAGACAACGTTACAAAAAAGAAATTGCAAAACTAGAATTACAGAAAACAACGGCAAGCAATCAGGAACTAATAAATAAAATTATTCCTGGTATTGAAGAATTAAAAGCAAAACCAACAAAAATTAGTAATATTCCTAATCGTGAAATTTTGGGAAAAGTACAAAGCAGATATGAACGGGAACAGCGATACTATAAAAAGTATGGTCAAGCAGAGTCGCCTATTTTGCGACTTGACCATTATTTAGCCGCTTTTGTAAAGGTTGGTTGCTTTAATGTTTCAAATGGGCCGCTTGTTTATGATGCTTTAGCAAAGGTAACTAATGAGCAATGGGCAGAAATTGTTGATAGATACCCCTCTATATTTGACGTTGACTATTTGTACGATATGGGCGTTGGTGCGCAATCAAAAGTCAACGAAATTGCAAATGCGTTACAAATGATTATATATGATGATAATTTGCCTGATGAGATTTAAACCATGCGTACAAGTAATATTTGGTCGTGCGATTTTGAAACGACAACAGACCCGGATGACTGCCGCGTTTGGGCATGGGTTGCTATAAACATATATGATAATACAAAGCGTGAATACGGAAATAGTATAAGTACATTTATTGACTTTTTATGGGGTCATAATAGGAAATGCTATTTTCATAATTTAAAGTTTGACGGTACATTTATACTAGATTATCTATTAAAAAATGGGTGGACGTTAAACAAAGAAAAGAAAGATTTACAAACATGCGAATTTAATACATTAATAAGTGATAAGGGGTTTTATTATACAATGTGCTTATGCTTTGGCCCTAAGTCAAAATGTGAAATAATTGATAGTTTAAAAATATTGCCATATAGTGTTGATGCAATTGCAAAGGGCTGGAAATTACCAGTACAAAAACTGCACATTGATTATAAAGCATACCGAGAACCGGGCCACGAATTAACCAAAGAAGAAAAAGACTATATTACAAACGATGCGTTAATTGTTGCGATTGCTTTAAAATCTACTTTCGACGACGGGTACAAGAAAATAACAGCAGGTAGCAATGCTTTTAATTTTTATGTTGACAAGTGCATGGGCGGTAAAAAGGGCTTTAGGAATACATTTCCCATTCCCGAAAATGATGCTTATTTGCGTAAAGCATATAGGGGCGGCTTTACCTATGTTGCCCCACAATACAAAAATAAGTTAGTTGGTGCAGGGCGCGTATATGATGTAAACAGTCTATATCCTTTTGCACTACATTCACCGCACGTATATCCGTATGGAGAACCCGTTTATTTTACTGGTGAATACCAAAAGAATGATAAATACCCTTTATATTTTCAGCGCTTTTACTGCGATTTTAAACTAAAACCAGACCACTTACCAACAATACAAATGAAAAATACAGCAGGTTATATTCCTACTGAATATGTTACAGAAAGCCTAAACGACAGTGTGCCGCTAACATTAACTAGCGTTGATTTGGCTTTATTTTTTGACCAGTACGACGTTTACAATTATCGTCCGATTGATGGCTACATGTATAAAGCAGGTGAAAAGCTATTTGATACATATATAGACTACTTTTATAAACAGAAACAGCAAGCAAAACAAGAAAAGAACTATGCACGCTATCAACTAGCAAAACTAATGCTTAATAGCTTTTATGGTAAGATGGCAACAAACCCTATTTGTGCAAGTCGCTGGCCTACATTAAAAGATAACAGGCTTGCATATTTGCCGGGCGAGATTGAAAACCGTGAGCCCGTTTATATTCCTGTTGGTTGCTTTTGCACCGCTTACGCACGTGACGTTACAATACGGGCCGCGCAATCATGTTATGACCGTTTCATGTATGCAGACACAGATAGCTTGCATGTTTTGGGCGATTATGACGTCCCGGGCCTTGACGTTGACGATTATAGACTAGGCGCATTTAAGCATGAAAACACTTTTACGCAAGCGAAATATCTACGGCCCAAGCTATACATGGAAGAAATGATAATCGGGCGCGGCGACAACTTTATATTAAACGACTGGACAGTTACAGGAGCGGGCATGACAAAAAGCGTAAAACAGAAAGTAACTATAGATTCTTTTGAATACGGTGCAATATTTGACGGAAAATTAACAACCAAGGTTGTACCGGGCGGCACTGTTTTGGTAGACACAACTTTTAAAATTCACGGTTAAATATATTGACAAATACTAAATTATAATGTATAGTAAAGTAAAGAGGTGATTAAAATGAATATCAAATCAGCGCAGTTGATTTTAATTATGGTTGCAATTATTGCTGATTATCTGACAGGCATTATCAAAGCATGTTACAAGCATGAGTATAAAAGCGAGGTAATGCGGCAAGGTCTTTATCATAAACTTGCAGAGATTGCCGCCGTTGCCGTCATGTTTTATTTGCAGTTGGGTTTGCCGATGATTGGTATTGTAATTGATTTTCCCTTCATTAGTTTTATTACCTTGTATATTATTGTAATGGAATTGTCAAGCATTGTCGAAAATATTGGTGAAATTAACCCCGATTTGATTGGCCCTCTATCTGATGTATTTGAAAAGGTAAAGCAAGTAAAGGATGATAAATATGGAAAAAATTATTGATGTTAGCAAATGGCAACAGAAAATTGATTTTGAAAAAGTTAAGAAAGCGGGATTCACTGGCGTGATGATTCGCGCGGGGTTTGGTAATAAAAACGGTTACTTGTACCCCGACGAATGTTTTGAACGGTTTTATGCTGATGCTGTAAGTGCAGGTATGCACGTGGGCACGTACTTTTATACCTCCGGATTGTTTCATCAAGCGGGCCGGGGCGCAAAAGAAGCCGCGTACTTCTTGGGACTTATTAAAGGCAAAAAATTTGATTTGCCGATTGCGTGTGATATTGAACTAAGCCCCGATGGTTACAGAACCACAACCAGCAAAAACGCAATTGACTTTTGCGATTATCTTGAAAACGCTGGCTATTATGTAATGATTTACGCTAGTGACATTAGCGGTTTTAAGTCTAGACTAGATATAAATATGCTTAACGCCTATGACAAATGGGTCGCACGCTATAATAAGAATGGCCCACAGTATGTAAAAGATTGGGGTATTTGGCAGTATGGTGGTAGTACGAACTATCTTGCGCATGTTCATGTTGACGGCGTAAACAGTAGTGCGTGTGACCAAAACTACATGCGCCGAGACTATCCCGATATTATTAAGCGTGTAGGGCTGAACGGGTATCAGAAACAGGCAAGCGCGGCAAAACTTTATAGCTTTACCGTTGATAATATTAGTGTAGGTGATAAAGAAAAATTTGTTGCACTTGCAAATGAACTACAGATTAAAAGCGAGGTGAAAGAAAAATGACACGTGAAGAAATGCAAGCAGTCTTGACAGAATTTGCAGGTGCGGACGCTGAAACGCAGGGCCAGCTTGCCGCACGTTTGCTAGACGAAAACGACGCAATTATTACAGAAAACAACAATCTAGAAGCGGCCCGTCTTGCCGCCGTGGAAAATGAAAGTGCATTGCGCAAGCAATACGTTGAGCGCTTTTTAGGTGCGGCCCCCGGCCTGACAGACCCGCCCAAACCACCCCAAACCAGTCCATCCGAACGTGTAACTTTTGATTCTTTATTTAAGTAAAAGGAGTGTTTTATTATGCCTATTAAACCTACTGTATCCCAGCTTAATGCAAACAGCGTTGGTATCCTTAATGCTATCCGAGATAATGCAAGCACCGAATATTATCAGGCAGTGCCACAGGCGCAGGCCACTACGGAAAGTATCCGCGCTGTTGGTGAGCAGATTCTTGCATTTCAGCCTCGTATGAATGAGTTTGTGTCCGCGCTTGTCAATCGTATTGCCCGCGTGGTCGTTACTAGTAAACTCTATTCTAACCCGTTAGCGTTTGCCAAAAAAGGTCTTTTGGAATATGGCGAAACTATTGAAGAAATTTTTGTTGATATTGCAAAGGCTAATTCCTATGATTGGAATAGCACGAACGAAACTGAACAGGCGTTTAAACGTGAACACCCCGATATTAAGTCCGCGTTTCATGCACTGAATATGCAGACGTATTATAAGGCAACTATTAGTGAACAGAATTTGCGGCAGGCTTTTCTTTCCCTTGATGGCGTGACTGACCTTATCGCCCGTATTGTCAATAGCTTGTATTCCGGTGCGGCCTATGATGAATATATTATGATGAAGTATGTTATTGCGCAGAGCCTTATTCCGGGCAATGTAAAAATGACAACCATTGACGCGGTAGACGATGAAGCAAGCGGGAAGGCGGCTGTAAAAAAGGTTAAGGGCATTACTGGCAAAATGCAGTTTATGAGCAAAGAATATAACATTGCTGGCGTTAATACCTTTATCCCGTCGCCGTCTGATATTTTCGTTGTGATGACCGCGGATTATGAAGCTAGTATTGATGTTGATGTACTGGCAAGTGCCTTTAATATGGATAAAGTCCAATTCATGGGCCAGCGCGTACTTGTGGACTCGTTTAGCTTTAATGACGGTGAACTTGCTAGGCTTGATGAATTGCTTGCAAAAGACCCCACGTATACGAGACCTAGCGAGGCTGACTTGACCGCACTTAATACTGTTGGTATTGTGGTTATGAGCCGTGACTGGTTCCAAGTGTACGACGTACTGAACGAGTTTACGGAACAGTACAATGCGGCCCTGCTGTATTGGAATGAATTCAACCACGTTTGGCGCATTTATTCCGCGTCGCCGTTCGCGCCTATTGTTGGCTTTACTACCATGAACCCGAGTATTACTGCCGTTACCGTTAATGTTGCAAGCATGGCAAAACCGCAGGATAGACTTGTTGCGGTTGCAACTGTTAGCGGCACTGATTTTGCAAATAAGGGTGTTAAATTTTCGATTGCACCTGCTACTAACGTAACAATCGACGAAAACACCGGCTTTATCGCATTTGGTGCAAATGCAAGTGGCAAATATACCGTTACTGCAACTAGCGTATTTGACCCGAAAAAGACGGGTACTGCCCCTATTACAGTTTCCTAATAACTGGCCCGGGAAACCGGGCCTTTATGAGAATAAAAGTACAAGCGGGTGCAATTCCCGCAATTCTCTATATAGAAAGGCGTTATCCATGGAAATTACCGATTATATGCTCAAACTGTTTAATAATATGAGTGAAACGAACATTCATAAATTATCGGAAAAATATTATATGGAATTTACTGCATTATTAAAATTACTGAGTGATACAGAAGTAGGGGACTTGCGCAGAAAAATATTTAAATACAAGAGGTGGTTTTAATGGTACAAAATACAAGTTTATATATTTGCCGTGGTATTCCGTGGAATAGTGATTATTCCCATGTTAGATTATTTGCAAGTGCAAGCGCGGCAAATACATATATTATAAGTAAAGCCGCATACACTAAAACACAATACAGTTATATTAGCAAATCAAAGCAAATTCGCGTTGATGGCATGGCCGACCAGTACCGGGACTGTAATTATATTGCATGGAAGAATACAGGTTATTCAAATAAATGGTTTTATGGTTTTATTACTGATGTAGTTTATTTAGCGGATAATACATGCTTGATTAGTTTTGATTATGATATTTTTCAGACGTGGTTTTATGATACTACTGTTAATCCGTCTTATGTTGAGCGGGAACATGTAAATGACGATACAATCGGTGTTAACACTGTGCCCGAAAACGTCGTAATGGGGGATCCCGTAAACGTGGCAAGCAGTAACAACTATATCCCGCATAAATGGTATATGTATGCCACACAAATTTTTAAAGAATTGACGCAAGATGGGTTTACAGCTATTGCCCCCGGGGCGGAAAATAATGAAGTTTCCGGCTATTATAAAATCCCTCTTACTGATAGAGCACAAGCAAATAGAGTAGTTGAACTTTACACTCGCAAGGGTAAACTAGAAAGCCTTATTTCCATGTTTGCGCTTACTGATGAGAGCAGTACCGCAAGTGGCCAAACTTATACTATTGCAAGCCCTATCAAGTTTGGCAGCTATGTTCCTAAAAATAATAAGTTATTTTGTTATCCCTATAATTATTTAACGCTTGTAATGGCCGGTAGCGAAACGCCGTACCGTTACGAATGGTTTACAGATAGAGTTGTAGGATTTCGCTTGAAATTACCTAAATACGCGGGCGGCAGTAGTTATATTTATCCCGTAGGGTATGAAAAAGAAGAAAGTTCAGGCGCTACTTTCGCTCTTGAGCATTCAATCCCAACAGGTGCATATCCTACTGCCAGCTTTGGCGCAAATCAATTCCAAAATTATCTTGTGCAATATGGCCCACAATTAGCAGTTGGTTTAATTGGGCAGGTCGTAAACATTGGTGCAAGTGCCGCAACAGGCAATGCCGGAGAAGCAATTTCCGCAGGCGTTGCGATTGGTCAAGATATTATGGATTTGCGCACACACTCTTTAAATTCACAAACAGTAGCAGGTACACAGAGCGTAGCGCAACTTGCCTATGATACACAGTTAATTATTAGAATCGTTTCTAAGCAGATTTTGCCAGAATATGCACAAATCATTGATGAATATTTTACCGCGTTTGGTTACAAAGTTTGTAGAATCAAAGCCCCGAATATAACCGGGCGGCCCTCATGGAACTATGTTAAGACAATCGGCGCACAGGTTAGCGGCAATATCCCAGAATATGCAGAAACAGCATTAAAAGCAATGTTAAATAATGGCGTTACATTTTGGCATACAAACGATGTTGGAAATTATAGCTTGAATAACAGTCTTTAAAAGAGGTGTTAAAAATGCAGAGACCCCCGTGGATTGAAAACGCAAAATATTTTACTAATGTCACTTATAGTACATGGTTTAACCGCCTGTACAATATTGCAATTAGTCGTTTTGAATGGCTAAATTTGCCAGATACTTGCAACGAAAAATTTATTGAACAGGTTCTTTTCTTTAACGGGTTTATGGTAGGTTATAAAGATACTGCACTAAACAGCTTTTTAATTATGCCTTGCACTAATAACAGTGTATTGGATATTTTCGGCTATCCCGCTAAAGTAAACGCCTACGGCTATAACGGTTACATGGCCCAGAATTTGACCCCGTATACAATTACATTAGGGCAAGAGCCGACAAGGGCAGATGCGGCTTTATTGTATGCAAATTATAGCCGTTGCCCAGACCTGCCCGCTGTTTTATATTTTGCCCGGAAATTAACAAAAATTGACCGTACAATAGACGTTAATATCAATGTACAGAAAACACCATATATTATTAGTTGCGGTGAAAACCAGCGCTTAACCGTCGCTAATATGTTTAAACAGGTGGATAATTTCGAACCTGCAATTATTACTACTAAATTTTATGGACTGAATGGCGAAAAGCCTATTAATGTTATGGACTTGAAGCCGCCATTTGTTGCCGATAAAATGCAGACTTTGAAGCGGCAGGTATACCAAGAAGCCCTCACCTATTTAGGCATTGAAGCAAACACAAGTGAAAAAGCAGAACGGCAAGTTACCGAAGAACTGACCGCAAACATGGGTGAAACGGAAAGCATGAGACAAAGTCCTCTTGCGTCCCGCAAACAGTTCTGTAAAGAATTTAATAAAATCTATGGAACTAACATAGATGTTAAATTCCGTAGTGATTTGCAACTTTCTCAAATTATGGAAAATGGGGGTTTGACAGATGGCGAACTTTACGACGACAACAAGAACGATTTGTGAAATGCTAACGGGCAAAACAACGCCCATTAATGAAGTTATTACCGAAGCCGCGCCGTTATTCTTCAATTTTAATTTTCCATTTTATGACGAAACAAAACGGGCAGAATTTGAGCAGAATTTTTTGCGGCATTTCTATATGCGGGAAATCGGACTGGAAACTATTGATTATTTTATGTTACGGCTTGAAGATAAATTAAACACGATTATGCCGTATTATAATAAATTGCTTGCCGTTAATGCTAAAGAATATGACCCGTTTTATAATGAGATTATCGACGAAAGTATTACCAGAGAAAGAACGGGAACGACTAACGGCACTGACACTACAGAAAGTAGCGGGAACAGCACTACTAAAGGTAAAACCACAAGTACGACCCAAAGTAGCGCCGATGATAGCAACCAGCAAAGCGATTTACCGCAGGGTAATTTGGCTAATTTTAACGATGATTCTTATATGTCAAGCGCGGGAAAGGGGCATACAGAAAGCAACAGCACTGTAAACGGCACTGACGAAACCACGGGCACAAATAGCGGAAAAAGTAGCGCAACCCGGGCTGAAACTAACACAGGTAACGAAACAGAAAAACGCACTGCAAATAATACACGCGGTAATAAATCCGAAATGCTAAGAATGTACTATGAAGCACAGCGCAATATTTTAGATAATATCTTTAATGACTGTGAAGATTTGTTTATGGGGATTTGGTGTTAATTATGGCAAAAGAAATAAAAGTTACATTTGATGATGGCGGCATATATGAAGGATTTGCAAACACATATACGTTAGATAATTCAATTACCTATTATTTTTCATTTGACCGCGATTATAGAGTGCAATTAACTAACGGCGCAATAACATTACAAGAATATAGAAATGCTGGCGCATGGTATCCTATAGAGATTATTACAAAGTTTGAATTGTCCGAAATTAGCGGCGGTACAGGCCCGGACGACGCGACAAAAGAATGGGTACAGGATAATTTTGTACTAAAATCCGGCGACACAATGAGCGGGGAGCTTAAATTTAATTTTGGCGATGGCGTAATAGTTACTATTGGCCAAACCGCCGATACAAAACGCGGCTATATCAAACTAAACGGCAATATGAATTTTATCAACACCGAGAATAAACCGATTGCATCGCTTGCAACTGATAAGAATTTTGCATTAAATCTATATCAGTCTAGTGATAAAACAGATAGCTTTATTGTGTTTAGAAATTATGAATATGGCAATAGCGGGCTAACCCGCTCTATTAGTTATTCAAATTTTGCAAATAATGCTAACAGTTCGTGGGTATTTGACGGAACGTATATAGCTAATAATGCATGGATGTTTAAGTCTGGTGGTGTTCATTTTGAAACTGCCGCATATTGGCGCTCGAATAATATTATAAATGCAATTATTCGGCCTACTGGTGGTATTCGTATTTATAATAATGCTAATCTTGCAGTACATAAACTCGCTCAAGATGCCACCGCAAACTATTATACTTCTTATCAATATAACGGGCGTACAACCTTTTCTGATATTGGCGGTGAAGACCCACGCTATAGGATTACAGGTTATACTAATTTTGCTAATAGCGTTGAATCTTATGGCGGCATTACAATTAAAAGAGAAAATCAAACCACAGGAACGCTTACAAGACTAAGACAAGACGGAATTTATATCGAAAATGCTAGTGACCCTAACAGTAATAATAGAACAGTTATAGAATTAAATACTTTCTCGCAATATGCAGGAAGTCAAAGACGCTTTACTGTTAATAGTGGTAGACTAGATATTTTTAGTAACCAGCATATATTTTTACATAGCGGATTACCAAGCACAACGGAAAGTTACCGAGAATTTAGTTATGATGCAATTAGAGGCTATAATAAAGCGCCCCTAAATATTACATCTGATGTGCGCATAGAAGCAAATGCACCTAATTTCTATGTTATTGCCCCTCAGGGTACGAACATTACAAGTAATTATGGCTTTATCGTATTGCAGGATAGCAAGGGTGTATATGGCCGTAGCAGTAATGCAGAAAATAACACTTATATTACTAATAAAACACAAAACATATATGTACAGACCTCGCAAACCCCGGCCAGCAATAGTAAACGCGATGAACTGGCCGCAATACTTGACCTTTTCCAAATTGTTTATAATGTTTTGGAATCGGCAGGAATCCCGGGCGCTAGTGCAATAGCGCAGTATACAGGTGACGTTGTAATGTGGATATATGACAACCAAAACGGCGTACTAAAACCGACAATTACAAAAATTCGCAATCTAATACACAATTAAATAAGAGGTGAAATAAATGTTTATTCATGATATTGCTGATTTTCTTGTGAATTTGACATGCAAAGATATTAAACCTGATATTTATAGCGTGTTTGATTCACCAAGTGAAAACAACTGCCCTAATAATGTAAACAGCGAAAAACTTACTATTCTGGAAATTCTAAACGCTATTGGGTGCAGGTTGAAAAACATGTTCGGATTCGTTAAAATCAATACGACTACCGAAACTATCGACAAGGGCGAAGCGGTTGTAAATGTCAATGGCGACGTGGATAATTTGAATTTTGATTTTAAAATTCCCCGTGGTAAACCTGGCCCTCAAGGGCCAGCAGGGCCCGGGGTTGCCACTGGTGGCACAACTGGACA